TCAATCTCACGTTGCCAGTTAATCTTCAAAGATGCGGGACAAATGATTAAAACTTTTTTAGCACCTGTTTCCAAAGCGGCAATAATAGTTGAAGTGGTTTTACCCAAACCCATATCATCAGCCAAAATAAACTTCTTGTTCTCAACTAATTTTTGAACAGCCTCTTTTTGGTGGTCAAGTGGTGGACGATGATTATATTTCTCATAATCAATTACAACGTTCTCAACTTTATTGTTTTTAAGTAACGCAACTTTAGGTAACCAAAAATCGTGGAGTTCTTGAGTATCAAAGAATTTCCCCCAAATATGATAGGAAGTATCTTTTTCAATCAAAAGTTTTTCAACATAAACTTTGGTGGCAATCTTAGTGAATAATTTTTCATCAGAAATTTTTTTGGAAAAATATTCATCCAAATCAACCCACTTCTTGGCAACCTTTGGTGTTGTATTAAAGTAGTTTACTATATACTCTGCTTGAGCTCTTGTAGGATAAAACTTTTTATTATCAATCTGTTTCTGTCTTAAACGCATAATGTAATTGTTGGCACCTGAGTAGGTTTCCAACAAGTCAAGAGCCTTCCTTTCCAAGACTGACACATTATTTATGTTCTCAACATTTTCCAAACTATTAAAAGATAATAAAAAACCAAGTATTTATCAATAAGGTATTGATATGGCACAAAAATTAGTTCCAATAACAAGATTAGGTAAATTCTTCGGTGGTGAAGATTATAACTTAGAAATCGCCATGGGTAGAGAATGGTTAGACGGTGATATGAATTTCACTGTAGTTATTTATCGTGTTGATAGAACCAAAACAGTTAATGATGATGTTTATGGTGAAGTGTTATCACAAGGTATTCAGTTTTTACCGCCAGTATCAGTGAATGCCTACGTTCAAAATTTGGCACCTGAAGAAAGATTTTTGGGTAGTTCAAAAGTATTACAAAACGAACCAGGTAATATTAAGTTTGCCATCTACAATCAAGATTTAGAAAACTTACAACTTGTAATTAGATTGGGGGATTATGTTGGGTATTATATTAATGAATCCGAAGTTAGATATTTTTCTATTGTTAATGTGGGAACACCTAACTTTGATAATAAACATACTTATGGTGGATATAAACCTTTCTACAGGTCATTTATTGCAACACCTGTTACTGAAAACGAATTTAATGGAATCTAATGGGTTATCCTAAAAAAGTTATACCGACAATTAATCTTACACCTGAAAAGATACTTCTTCAGAGAAGAGAACAATTGCTTAATTATATTACCGAAGACGGAACTTATTTACCAAAACAATTATTACACCCTGAATTAGATAGGGGGTTTTTGGATTTTGTAAAAGAAGATTTGGAAACTATTGTTGCGGGAAAGATAATTCCAATGGTAGATATCATTATTACAACTCAGAACTGGGCTCAATTTACAGAAACTTGGAACTTTAATGATTTGAATGGTAACCCAAATCCACCATTTATTACAGTTGTCCGTCAACCTGAAGTAAAGTATGGTAGTAATCCAGCACTTCTTTGGAATATCCCAAATAGAAAAGAATTTTATTATGCCGCGGTTCCAACATGGAACGGAAACATCAAAGGTATGGATATCTATAAAATTCCACAACCAGTTCCTGTTGATATTACATATAATGTTAAAATTATTTGTAATAGAATGAGAGAGTTGAATGAGTTTAATAAAAATGTAATTCAAACTTTTGCGTCAAAACAAGCCTATAGAAAAATTGAAGGTCATTATATTCCTATTGTAATGGGTAACATATCTGATGAATCTGTTGTTGAAGTTGAAAAGAGAAGATTCTACATTCAAAATTATGAATTCACAATGTTAGGATTTTTATTGGACCCTGATGAATTTGAAGTGGCTCCTGCAGTATCAAGAGTTTTCAATACCTTTGAAGTTGTTGGTAATATACCACCACCAAAAAGAAGAAGACATCCTGAAAACCCATCATCATTTGATTACTCTTTGATTTTTGGTCCGTCTGAAACAACAAAAGACATTGTTGCCGATTATACGGGAAACTTTTCATTGGTTGGTAATAGAAATATTGATAATGAAAATGGTATTGATGTTTATATCAAACCACAAGGTTCGGCATCGTTCGATTTCTACGGAACTGATGTTCCCGTAATACAAGTTAATACTAACGATACTATTCGTTTTGAGATTACAAAGACAACACCTGGTGATGAGGCGACATTATCTTATCAGATTGTTTTGGAACCACCAGCGATTCCATACATTTAATCTTCTCCGTATACATCTCTTTTTTCAGAACACTTTTCTTTGATTAAGTTTTCCAAAAACTTATACATTTTGATACCTCGTTTGTCACAGTAGTTTTTCAAAATCGTGTGTGACTCTATCGATATCTTAAGATTTTTAATTTTCTTTTCCATAGGCAGAATAAAGGCAGAAAATAGTCTGCCCATTTTATAAATAGATATTGGAAAGTAAAGTTTTTCTAAAAAAACCGAATATTTATGTTATAAATAAAACATGAACAATATCAAACAAAATGGCAGTATCAAATAAAGTTTTCGTTTCTCCAGGTGTTTATACATCTGAATATGACTTAAGTTATGTTGCTCAAAGTGTCGGTGTTACAACTTTGGGTGTTGTGGGTGAAACACAAACAGGTCCAGCTTTTGAACCTATCTTCATCACAAACTACAGTGACTTTGAAGCGTATTTCGGAGGTACAATCCCAGAAAAATTTGTGAACACACAAATTCCAAAGTACGAATTGGCGTACATTGCTAAATCTTATCTACAACAATCTAACCAATTGTTTGTTACCAGAGTTTTGGGTCTATCGGGTTACGATGCGGGTCCATCTTGGTCAATTACAACAATTGCGAATGTTGACCCAGGAACAATAGGTTTCAGTGGTTCACCACAAAACTTTACTATGAACTTTTCGGGTAATACAGGTGGAACTGTAAACTTTTTAACAGCATTCCCTAGCATTATTCAAAATAATTTAGACGCACCTTTTACTCAATTTGACGGAAGTACAAGTACTTTAAGAACACAAATTGATAATGAGTTAAGTGGAGTTATTGCGAGTTCAGCAACTTCAGCAACAACCATATATTATTATGGTACTGTTTCATCAGCTATTACTCCAAGTGTATCTGCTTATACTGCATCAACTAACGTATATAAAGTTTCGGGTGTAACTACATCAAATGCTAATTATTCTGCAAGTACCAATGACGCTTGGTATTATGCAAACTTTGATATTTCTTCAGGAAATGCTTACACAGGTTATTCTTGGTTCTCAGTTGTTTCATCTTTAACTAATTTAGGTTCAGGAAACTTCTCAGGTGTTTGTTCAGGTTCGGTATATTACTACTCAGGTACTGCGTATACTTCATACAATAATTTAGTTGCAGCAACTCTTCGTTCAAGAGGTCTTGCTACATTTATAAATGATAACGGTCCTGTTTATACAGTATCAGGTTTGACTGATGTTGTTATTAATAGTTCAGGAACTTATTCAGCAATCACACAAAACCCATTTGCGGAATTCGCAATTTCAGGTATGACTGCTGATGGAAACGACTTCAGTTTCATGACATCGTTGAATACTTCTGATACAAATTACATCACTAAAGTTTTTGGTCAATCAGTATTTGGTAAACCAAGATTTGAAGTTCCATTGTTTGTTGAAGAAAAATTCTCGAACTTGTTAAATTACGCATATAATGAAGGTTACATCAGAGGTTTGAATACTGAGTTGGTGGCATTACCAGGTTTAAGATATCAAGACACAAGTGGAACAATTGCTGATTATTTGGTTCCTTACAAATCTGCTGAATCACCTTGGGTTGTTTCACAACTTCGTGGTAATACAGTTCAAAGATTGTTTAAGATTATCACAGTTTGTGATGGAGACTCAGCAAACTTACAAATTAAAATTTCAATTCAAAACATTTCATATACAAATGGTTCATTTGATTTAGCGGTTCGTTCATTCTACGATACCGATTCAAATCCAGTTGTGATTGAAAAATATACAAACTGTACTTTAGACCCAACATCAAACAGTTACATAGCTGTTAAAGTAGGTACTGCTGACGGTGAATACGCATTGAATTCAAAATACATAATGTTGGAAATGAATGAAGATGCTAACCCTGATTCATTACCTTGTGGATTTGAAGGATATGAAATTAGAGAATATGACGGAGCAACTCCTCCATTCCCTGTTTACAAAACAAAATACGATTAT